CAAATTGTTATTTGTGGTATTCAAATCACTATACAATTGAGTGTACAGATCTTTCAGGACCTTCCCCTGTGCCGCCGAAAGCGGGAGCCCAGCATTGTCCGTCACGCAGTTATTAACGATCTGCCCAGCGTGCAGCACGAACTGCAGTCCGGCCTTAAGATTCCGGAAGAACTGGAAGAAATTCATCTTCGACTTCATGGTTTCAAGAAAACTTGGAAAGCTGCTGATCCCTTCCACCGTACCAGAATCATCGAACTCTGGACTTTCAATATCCATAATATCCTGCACCGTTGCAGTTCCGACCGGATTCACGGTAAGCGTGATCTGTGATGCATTCTGCACCGTGTGCTGAATATTGTATATGTACGCTGACGGGGAGACATCGCTCTGCACCGGCATTTCGTCCGGAGTTGTCGCTTGGGTGACAGAAAACAACGTCTCCGTGCCACCCTCAATCTTCGCATAGAGTCCAATCGTCTCGATCCGGTAAGTCTGATCAACTCCATCATTATCAAACCGTACGCTCACCTGCGCTACGTTCCCGCCCAGTACTTTGCTGTCAAACGGCATTACGCTCTGAACCACGTTCTGCAGACCGGTCAGAGCCGGAACATTGGTTCCTACCGGATATGAATAACTTGACGTTTTCGCGCTTGTGAAAATTAAAGGCGTTTCATTCGCTAATGCCTGCGCAATAAGGTTCTGTCCACTCTCTGTTACAATGGCCGCTCTATATACTCCCATCGTTTTTTCCTCCTATTCGTTCGATATTGTCTGAATCTTGGTGCCTGTTACCGCTCCACCTGTATTTGCCGCCTCTTCGATATCATAAACGGTATGCCTGTAAATGGTCTGCACAAATACCCGTGACACTGCTCCAGCCACATACAGGCGGCATGGAACACGGTTGGTCGTCTGCTGGTTTGCCAGGATCTGGATATGGGCCGGGACAACGTCCCACAAAAGATCATACAGGAGATCTATAGCGCCGTATCGATCCGAAGTAACCTTGATTTTCAGCTTACACGCAGCCGAATCAACAGACATTTCATAACCATCTTCTCCATACAACTCCGTAAGCTTGTCCCTCAAAAATCCAACAGAAAACGGTACGATCGTGTTATATTTCTGCAAAACCCGTGTTCTTCGATACTCCATGGTATCGCCAAACCGATATACAATCCCCAGAAGCCGCTCATAGTACGCGATTGTTTCCTCGTCACATGTCGCGATGTAATTGTTGGCATACACCTTCGTGCTCGCTTTATCAAACTGGTCCAGGCCGTAGCCCTGTGCTTTTAAGATCTCTCCAAACTCACTGATTGGCCGGAAGTATCTTGGCAACTGTTGTTTCAAAACTTTCTCTGCACTACTCACCGTTGATCACCACCGTTCCAAGTACCGGCACCTGCTGCAGTTCTGCGCTCTCGGCCAGCTTCAGGTCTCCGCCGACTCCGTTAATTTTGACGTTTGAGACATTGACCACATCCTGGATAGTCAGAATGGAATAAATGATTCTGGATGCATAGACCGTGACCGCATAAGTGATCTGATGCGCCTTCAGCGGATCTCCCCAGGCTTTGCAGAGTGTATCTAAATATTCCTGTATCTTTTCCTCGATCTGTTCCTGGTACGTCTCCACGCCATTTAACATTGTTTCTACAAAGTCAATGTCACAGGTAATGTTTAACGTCAGCGCTGTTCCCGTTGTGATCGTCACTGCGGCACCGATCGGAGCGATTCCATATCCAGACGGAGATTGCGTGCTGCCGCCCTCTTCCGATGGGCAAATGATGCTCTGTACCTTCTGAACTGTGGCCGATAATGCCGGGCGAAGATCATCACCAAGAATGCTGCAGAGGACTGTGCCACCGCCCTTCCACGCCGGATACACCTGAACTGCGCCAACGCCCTCAATTGCCAGAATCTCATTTCTGTACGATGAAAGATTTCCGCCAAAGGCGGCTACATTAAACGTTTCATAGAAACGACTCCGGAGGGCATCATCAGTTTCTTCTTCCGTTCCGGCCGTAATAATGTCCCCTAAAACAGCAGAAATAAGCCCATCCACAGCGGTGATCGGAAGCAGATTTCCAACATAGTTATTGCCGGAAAATCCTGCATCTGAGCACTTCATCTTGTACACATATTCCGTTCCGCTTCCAGATATCTTTTCACCCACCACAAAAATCTGTGAATCCGCCCCGTTGATCGTTTTAAATTCTGCTCCGGATGGAACGGCAGTATTGAATGTTCCTTTCCGGACTGCTGCCGTTGCCTGTTTTCTGGTAAGCCCCCTCGTCTGAACAATCATATCTAAGGAAGCACCCACGGCCGTCGCCGGGTATGCATTCTTCTGGATCTGATCCAAAGCCATATAAGTTCCTTCCAGATACCATGCTGTCGGACCAAGGGAAGTCTGGACCATACTCCCTTCCCTGGTATCAATGCTCGGGTCCACCTGATCCAGCATTTCTTTCTGGATCGCTTCTCTGGTATATCTGCTAAAATCGATCACACCTTCACCTTCTCCCTCAAAGTGCCGTATACAGTCCTCACATCAAATCGGCAGACAAGCTCTCCCACCTTCGGCTCCGAAAATTCGAAATTATCAACAGCCAAAATCCTGCTGTCGCTTGAAAATGCGTCCTCGATCCGGCGCGGAAGCTCACTCTCGATGAAGTCCCGCTCTTCGCCTATCAGGCTTTCCAGCTCACTTCCGAAGTTAGACGAATAGATCTGCCATTCAAATCTTTCATTCTGAAGGATGATCTCGACCGCCTGGCGCATCGCCAGAAGTCCTTCATTCATTCCGGAGATCTGTTTCGAGGACCAGTCAATCAGAAATGTTTTCGTCGGTTTTCCGACATACTGCAGGGACACATCAAGCCCCACACCTTCCGGTAACGTTGCCATCTTGCCCTCCCTATGTAATCTTCGATAAAATAATAAATTGCTGCCCCTTCTGGACTCTTAAAAGCAATACCTTGTCTCCAATCTTTAGACCTTCTGTAACCGTCACGGTTCCGCCAGCCCCGCCCTGGACCGGAACAATTCTTTCAATCACATTACTGGTCAGAATCAATGCATTTCCGGAGATGGGCGGAAGTGATGTATCTGTCTGAATGGTGAGCGGAGATGTCTTCGTGACCGTCCCTGTGGCCTTGTCCGTCATTTTTATCGCGTCCACATAGTTTTTTACGATCTGCTGAATTACACCAACAAAACCTGTCATACGATGCTTACACCTCCCAGCTGCTCAAATGATTTTACTTCGATTTGCATGGTATGGTTCTCGCCTTCCCACTTCTGTGTTACCTTCTCCGCAAGCAGCAGTCTGGAAATCGCCAGATCCTCGATATCTCCGATCTTTACCGGAAGGATCATTCCGGCACGAAGTTCTGGAATCCCGATGGCTTCCAGTTTCAGGGTCTGAAGAACCCGGTTGTAGTACTCCAGATACGCCTTACACATTGCATCAATCTGGGCTTCATTCAGTTTTTCGTCCACCTCATCGTAATATTGAAGAAGTCCCCACTTTTTGATGTTGTCAGTGTCCTCATGCACATATACATCTGTCCGTCCGCTTTTCTCGTTCTTCCGGACAAGCTTCACACGGTTGTAGGTGTCGGAATCAATATCCCGTTTGTAGGTGTAGTCCGTGGCCAGACTGCTGTCACCGATCATTGTGCTGGTAAACCAGTTCTTTGCCTCTACCAGAGTCAGTTCCCCTGCCTTATCATACAAAATGAAGATCTTTCCAGTCTGGATGATCGTCTCTGACAGCGCGTCAAACACAATATTCAGACACTCTTCATTTTCTTTTAGCAAGCTTGGAAATACATATCCAGTTGCCTCCAGCTTTCCTACCTTCAAGCCAGAATCTCCCGCGATCCGTGTGATGATCTGTTCCAAGCTCATATTCTCAAAAGAATAGCTGGCATTGGCTTTCAGATAACGAAGCTGGTCATAGGCTGTATAGGATGTCTCACCGTCCCTGGTCCGTTCAATGGTAAACACATATCCTTTGAACAGCTTTGTTCCATCAACACTGTACTCCACGGAGCTGCCCTCCGGGATCCCGATCGGACCTTCCTCCAGGCAGGAGAATTTTAACTTTCCGGGAGCATCCATCCGGTTCGTTGTGAACTCGATCTCCCGGGCAACCTCTATGTATTCCATGATCGTCACCTGTTCTGAACCGTCGGGAGCTTTTCCTTTAATTTGGACCTGCAATGATCTCTCCATCTTTCATCACCCCGTTATCTGCAGCTGGCTCTCTGCTACCCAGCCATAAGATCCGACATGGATCGGATAAGGATTACCGGAAACGATCCTGGTCACGGTGGTGCTTAGGTTATTCGCTGTCCCATGCGGCCTTCCGCCATAGCTGTCGTAGCAGTACTCACCATTCACAACGACCGGTGCACCCACTCTAAGAACCGGCGCTTCCACTGCTCTTGCAGTTTCTGTGGTTGCTTCCGCAGTTGCCTGTCCTGCCGCCGGCGTCGTGAGAATCGATACGACCTTTGGCGCGTAAGAACGGTATTCCTTCAGCTCCAGACTGTAATAAATATCCTTCGGCTCTCCGCCTTTATCCTTCACCTCGAAGTTTGAAACAATGCACTTCATGTTCGTATCATATCCACCCGATCTTGTTATGATCAGGCGGCAGATCTGTTTCTTTTTCAGTGCGTTTTCAAAGTATTTCAGGTAATAGGAGGGCGCTTTTGCTCCACTGTTCACATACACGGCACTGCGGTCCCCAGGAAAAAAAGATTCCCAGGAAACCTCTTTTAACGAAGGTTTTCTGGGAACCACAATCTCTCCCACACCGATGACATCATATGTTTTATGGTTCGTTGGATGCTTTGTCTCGATCTCCTCCGGATTCACCGGAAGCTTGACTTTCTTTCCGGCGAACACCAGATAGATCGAGCATCCATTCTTCAGTTTTCCCATGCATGCTCTCCTTTCATCAGCCGTGCGGGACCGGTGTCTGTGAATTCATCTCCTCAATCAGCATCTTTCTGAGATGTTCTGAGACATCATCCGCTGTGAGATTTCCACCAGAGGATGGCGGGATCGTCACGTTGATCTCCGGAGCCATGGTCTTCAGTTCGATCCGGTTCATGTACCGCCGTTCCGCGAGATCTCTGTAGATCTTCAGGTCCTCATCTGACAGTTTGATATCATCTACCTTGCCGACTTTTCCGACCTTAGCCACCTTGTCAATATCTCCATTTCCGGATAGATCCAAGTCTCCGAAGCTGCCTGCAAGCTTACTGATATCAAGATCAAGATTTTCAATCTTAGAACCCAGATTCGCACCGTAGTCACCGAACTGTTTAGCTGTGGCACTGACATCAAGGTTTGCCATACGTTTAATCTGGACCGCATTCTCTCCGAATGTACTGTCCACCCAGTCAGATACTTTTCCCCTGAATCCACTTACCGCCGCCTGCAGGTGTGATCCTGTCAATGCATCGATAGCTCCGGCCACAGTCTCAACCATGCCAAGAATCGTATCAAGGGTACTGGAAAACAAGCGCACGGTTGCTCCAAGAGGATCATTCCATACATTCGCGAAAAACTCCGCAAATGATGCAATTACGTTCCAGAGTGTAGCGAATGCATTGTATCCAACCGCATAAATCATGCCGAATACCTGACCAACCCAGCCGCCAACTTCCTGCATACCGATTCCGAACTGTTGCGCTGCAATCAACGCCCCAGCGAACAATGCGACAAGTAAAAGAACCGGCCAGTTTGCCGCGGCCCACGCAGCGCCATGTATTCCTGCCGCCGCTGCACTTGCGAGAGCCGTCTGAATCGCCTGAGCCTTGATAAATAAAAATCCAGCTCCGACCGCCATCAAGATTGGTAAGATCATATCCATATTATCGTGTACCCAAAGAGCTCCGGCTCCCACGGCCGCCAACGCGTCTGTTCCAACCTGTGCCAGAACTGAGAACAGCGAGATCACTTCTCCAAGGATCTCCTGCCCTTTATCTGTTTGGATAAAATCGTTCCAGGACTGCGCCATTTGTTTCACGCTATGCTGAACGATGTTCTGTCCCTGTGTCATGGCATCCGATAAGGTCATCGGAATCGATTCAAACTTCTCGTTCGTCTGTTCCGCCATATCAAGCAGCGCGTTCTTTACGACCTGAGCCGTAACCTTTCCATCTTCCGCATACTGCTTGATGGATCCGGACGCCCATCCCATACTCTCCTCGATGGTCCTGGCAATTCCCGGAGCCGCCGCCAGGATGGAGTTTAGATCCTGTCCTCGAAGGACACCCGCTGCCATCGCCTGGGTGAGCTGTACCATTGCATTAGTCTGCTCCTGGGCCGATGCTCCGCCGATCTTGAACTGCTTGTTGACCTGTTCGGTGAAAGCAATCAGTTCCTGGTTTGATGAGAACGCATTCTTCGCATTCAAGCCCATCTTACCGACCGCATCCGCCGTATCTGAATACGATGACTTTGACCGCAGAGCCGATTGATAGATCAGCTCGCTGAGCTGCTCTGTCGTCTGCAATCCGTCATTCATCAGGTTCAACCTGGCAGTGATCTGTGTTTGCGTATCAGAAAAATCAAGGAAATCTTTCGTGAGCTTTGCTACGCCGAGCGCCGTTCCGATACGCCTGATTGTTTTCAAAAGATCTCCAGCTGCAGAACTTCCTTTCTTGATCTGCTCGTTATACTTCTCCTGTGCCTTCCCTGCCTTTTCGGTCTCTTGTCCTGCCTCCTCCATCTTTGAAGCAAACTCTTCAATCGCGCTGTTCTGCTTTGCGATTACTTCAGAAGTCTTAAGAGACTGTTGGAAGATGTTCTGTTCCGCAACCTGTGCTCTTGCCAGCGCTTCCTGGGCCCTGAGCGTGGCGGTTGCATCTGCACCTTTGCTGGCTGCCAGTTCTTGATATCTCGTTGTAAGTTCCGCCACATGGTTCTTCTGGGCGGCAAGCCTCTGATTCTGCGCGGCAAAGAGTGATTGCTGTGCTGCAAGTGCGGATCTCATCGAATCGATCTGCTGCGTCGCATACATGGATGTCTGCGTAAACTGTTGGCTGGATCCGCTCATCTTATCGAACTTTACCACCGCCTGATCTCCGAGATTTAAGAAGCGGGTGAATGCTGCCGTAAAACCGTCCGTTAAAACGAGTCTTTCATTTACCTGTCCCATTCTCCCGCCTCCTTACTTATCTTTGATCTCTTTCGACAATCGGTCCATCATTGCCGCCATGAGGAGTTTTTCCCGCAACGGCCGCTTTTCAAACTCTTCCGGGAAGATTCCGAGGGAGACAAATGCAAAATAACTTGTTTCTGTCTCCCAGTCTCCTCCCGCTAAAAGTTTTTTGCTTCGTTCATCAGATTGCTCGCCATTTTGATATCGTTGATCTCAGTAATGGCATCCATAACGACCTGTTTTTCACCGATGGTGAACATGAGACTCGGCACTTCCATCGGATCCATGACACCATAGAAGCTACAGAGCTCCGTGTCCTTCAGATTTGGTGTCTCCAGGCATGTAACGATCAGTTCATTACCATAAGTTGTGTTGTTAAGCTTGCCCTTAATGGTGTTTCTCTTCACGATCATCTCGTTTTCTTTCGGGGTGATCGCTTTTACCACGAACGGAATCTTATTTCCCTTTTCATCCTTAAAATTTTCAAGAAAGATCTCCTTCGTTTTTCCGGCCGGGATCGGTCTTAAATATGCTCCTAAGTTTCCCATAAACTTGTCCTCCTTATTTACCTAACTGAGACGGCTGGCTGTTGAAATGCTTCAGCGGCTCAAAATCATTAAATGTGAACTGAATATCTTCCGACAGACTTTCCGCAGATGCATCCAAAATCGCGATCGGGATCTTTTTCAGGATTACGTTGTAGAGCACCACGGTCTGCGATCCAAGAGATGACGCGGGGTCATCGTTGGTGATCTGGAAGTTGATTACCGGGAACTTTCCGGTACGCTTGAATTCCACCAGAAGTTTCAGCAGCGTCGGAGTTCCATAATAGATCGTCGCGGATCCGGAATACTTTAACCCCTTGATCTTTTCCTGCTCTGTCAGCGCTCCGACGACTTTAAACTCGCCGGTCTGAATCTCTGCATTGGACTCAAACTTTGTGATTCCGAACAGAAGCTCGTTACTGCCATTGATCGCGACAAAGGCTTTTCCGGCCGCACCGCGGTAGGAGTCCTGGGCAAGTAAATATCCTTCGTTGATTGCCATGTCTTACACCTCCTTACTCATTGTCCGAATTAACAGACACATTTACTGTCATGTAGATCTTCTCAATGCTGTCTACCGGCTGGATCGCAACGTTTACGATGACCGCATCGATCTCATTGCCTGCAAGGACCTCCACGTCATCCGGTTCGAAATTCTGGATTCCGCCGTTTGCCTGCATCTCGTTTAAGTATCCAACGATCCAGCCTTTCAGAAGATTTCTTCCATCGTCGTTGTTGTTGGTCTTTCCGATGTAATACAAGGAAAACTGCTTATAGACATCGTTGCAGAACTGGTTCAGGACACGCATCACGCGGTTCTTTGCAAAGCAGCTCTGTTTATCCACCGTGAAGCTTGTCAGGGTGTTGATATCTGTGCATACCTTGACAGTGTCAAAGGTATCGATAAACACGATCTTGCCCTTCTGGATTGCTTCCTCGATCTCTGTGTCGGTAAACTTCGGGTTTGCCTCCACCGCGTTCGGATATCTGGCGTATGTAAGAGACTGATTATACGGGGCGCCGGCCTCTGCTCCACCGAGCCACCAAGTCACCTGCTGCGGTGTCAGGACTGTACCGTCAGAAAGCTTGACACCGTTTCCTGCGGAGATCACCCACTCACTGCTACTTTCTTCCGCTGCCGCCATAACTGCCTGGCATTTGCGTCCCACGCGCTCCGAGATACGTTTCACGAAGGATGCGTATGCCTGGATAACGACCTGCTCTGCCCCGTCGTATACCACAACATCGAAACTGTACTTTTCAAGCGCAGTCAGAAATGCAGAGTAATCTGCATTGGCGATCGTCGGGTCCTTGCCTCCTGTGAGCGCCGTTCCTGCTGTCTTCGTGAAGGCACTTCCCGTTCCTGAGAATGTGACCCAGGCATTCGCTGTAAGCCCGGAGATTTCTGTGACAGTCTGTTCATCTACGGTACGTCCATCCACAACGGTAGAGACTACATAGGTGCTCTCCGCGTCCGGATCTTCCTGAACGATCATTGTGATATCGTTACCGCGGATTCCCTCGTACAATGCTGTCACCGTCAATGTTCCGATCGTTCCGGTTGCCTTGGCTCCGTCGGTTCCCTTTGGACGATACAGAAGGATCTTGATCGGACCCGGAGTCGTATCACTGCCTTTCATCATCTCCCGCAGGAACATTGCCTTCTCACTCGTGACGTCATATCCGATGTAAGGCGTTAAGTCCTCGCCCGGAATGATCGTCTGCATGACCTCACAGGGCCCCCATGAGAGGGGTTCCGCGATCGCCACGATACCTTTTTCTCCAATACTCGCAGAAAGGTTTCCGCTGGACTTCGTGTTGATATACACGCCCGGCTGGACCTTGTTCTGGCTCATCCATGTTCCGCCTGCCATGTTATCTTCCTCCTTTCAATGCCCTCTCCAGAGCATCAATTGCCCCGGAGATCGTGTATTCCGCTTCTGTCAGGATCACCCTGGCAAAATCCGGCTGATATGCTGCAAGATGGCGGCTCTTTAAAAGCTTCTCCGTGGAGTACTTTTTCTCTTCCGCCTTTGCCGTTTTCTTAACTGTCCTCTTTGATTCCGACATTGTTTTCCTCCATGTCCTGCATGAGATTTACGGTTTCTTCCACCAGGATCCGCTCCCGGATATGGAACTGGTAATGCAGTTCTTCATCCTCGATATTCCACCGACGTTCCCAGACCGCGATCAACGCGCTGTCCCCGCTGCCGTCTGAATATCGGAACATCTCCAGATTCCGGTCCAGAAAGTCCGCAATCTCATGGATCTTCTGGTTTCCATTCGCGAGGTTTCTCTGCTGCACAAAGACGATATCCACGCCCAGATCCCGGAGATACCGGTTCCCGATCTGGTCCTCAATCGTAGACGGCATGTAGAAAATAAAGAAACAGGGAAAACTCGTTCCCTGCTGATTTGGGCTGTCATATACCGGGTACTCCGGATAGCCTTCGGAAAGAAGCTCCGCCAGACTGTTGCTCACATGATGCAATGAAAAAATCACTTGAGTGCCTCCCTTACTCTCCGATCCAGTTCCTTCCGGATCGTATCCCGGTATTTTCCGATTCCCGCTTCCTTCATGTATTTTCCCTGCACATAAGTTGTCTTTGTACCGACCATGAGACCGCCGGAACCATCCGGACTCATCTCCAGAAGGTTTCCGTTGATGATCAGTCCCGGAACGAAGTGCTTGTCTACTCGGTGGCCATCATTCACATAGGATGCGTACTGCATGTTGTTGTTAAGCTCCGTGATTATGGATCCGCCGGCCATAATCGGTGTTGTCACACTGTCTGTCGCCCAGTGCTGTGCCATCTGCCCGCTTCTCATGTTGGTCCCGGCAAGGGTTCCATCATTCGGCGGCGTCTTTTCTGTTGCCACGCGAACCGCCTCAATGGTCGCTCCTTCAGCGACCTCCGCCATGATCTGCGGAACATTCTCTCCGGCTTTTCTCAGTTCTTCCAGTCGTTTCCGCATCTGGCTTCCAAAGCTCGACAAACGATCACCTCCCGGATCCGATCAGGTTGTCCCTCAGAAGAACGACCTCTTTGTGCTCCAAACCGGTAAGCGCTCCGCCGATCGGATCGTAATAAACCTGCGGCGGTCCGGCCAGATACCGTTCCGACTGGTTCGCTTTGCCGATGTTCCCGCCGCGGATTACATGAAGCTCATCCCCGGCCTGGATGTCTGCAGAGAGATCACAGGATATCTTATCTTCTCCCCTGGTTCTTGCAGCATTGTCCGTGATGCTCGGGCTTCCGGTTCCGGTATGGTACACGCGGCACGGAATGCCCTCTCCAACCTTCTTCCGCTCCTGTCTGGAAATACTTCCATCCTTCACAGTAACTACCCTGTAAACGTCCACAAGGTCCGTGTACCAGCCTTCAAAAATTGGATTATCAAATAACATACATGCCTCCCATCCCCACCAAGCGGGCGAGTGTTGCAAGCTGCTGGCCGTACTGTGTGGCGTTCCAGCTACCCCACTTCTCCGTTCCGATCGTCACCGCGGAATTGTCATAACTGACAGATGTGTCTCCCATAGTGGCGCTCTTAATGACTCCTGCGGGCTGTGCCTTTGCGGCTGCCTGTGCCGCCCCGGAAGACTCCGGAGCGTATGTCTTTAAGTACATCGCCGCAAAATGCGCCAGGTAAAGCCCTGCGGCATAGCGCCACATGCTTCCCCAGCGCGATGGAAGGACACTGTCATTGACCTGTTCCAGAAACATCTGAAGGATCCCCTGCGGAAGAAGATCCTGAATTTCGGGATCCCCATCATTCTCTGGAGTGACTTTCTTCGTAAACTGCGGGAAGTCTTCCCGAAACATCTCTTCCGTGTAAGCTCCTCGCTCTCCCGGCTGTGTAAGGTTCGCCGCCTGCTCTTTTGCCGCCTGAAACTTTGCTGTCATCGGGTTTGTGCTTCCATACGGCCACATAGGCATCACTCTTTCTTTGTACTCTTCGCTTTTACAGACTTCTTAGCCTCTTCCTCCGCCGCAGGTTTCTCAGTGTCAGGACGGATGTCATATTCTACCGAACGCTCCGCGGCCGCATCATCCGCCTTATAAAGTTCTCTATCCCTAATTCCGCCCGGAACTGCAATATTACCGCCGACGATCGCTCTCTGGACGAGCTCACTCTCTGCGACATCCTCCGGGATCTCTCCGATATAATCCTTTTCGATCCGGTAAAACGAGCCATCGGCCCGTCTCACCAGATAATTTCTTTTCGCTATAATAAACATGTGTTCCCTCCTTAAATTCCGTCTACATAGAGCATGGTCTGGTCGTAGAACATCTCTACCTCGGACAGGTTTCCGGCATAGGCAGTGTCAAAGCAGAAGTCATTAGTGTTAGAGCTTGTCATGGCTCTCGTCAGCGGTACCAACTCATCCATCGCAAGGAAACGTTCCTCATTGCGATAGACCACCATACGATCCACCCCTGCATCTCCGGCTCCCTTGCACCACTTTGTTGCTGCGATCACAAGATCGGATCCGTTCTGCTTGGCAACGTTGTTCTCGAGCAGGAAGGTTAAGATCGTCTTTTCTGCCAGATCTGTCACCTTTGTGGTTGCGAGGTAATTGAACTGCTCATACGGCATGATGATATGGTTCGGAATCGCTGCATTATCGTTCTCGGAGGCATTCCACGCTAAGAGGATCGCCTCGTTGATGTCCTTTAAAATCTGATCCGGCGTCTTGTCCTTGAACTTTGTACTGGATGTCGTTGCGCCATTGGATGCCGCGTTTGTTACGGTGACATCCGGATTGTTTAACAAGCCTGTGGTGCCAAATCTGGAAAATCCCACGTAGGTATTCTCATCCATGTGTTTGTCGTAAGTCAGGCGCAGGCCGTCACGAAGGAGACTGTCCATGTTGCGTCCGGTCATATTACCACGCTGCAGATCGACCCACATCACACGGGTACCTGCGGCAACCACGTGGGTTTTATACTGTCCTTTCGAGAAGTCCGCCTGTACCATCGGGATCCCGTTTGCACCGCCGGAATGCATCAGGTTATCCCCGGAGCCTCCAGTGATGCCGTAACCCACCTGCATCGCGGAAACAAACTCTGCCCAGCCGCCGCCAACACGGATCGGGATATCTCTTGCGTATGTGAAGCTTGTGAGCGGTGTCCGAACGAGCGTATCACGCTTCTCAAGCTCAGCCGTGAGAAACGCCTGTCCGGAGGCAATTCCGGCAGCGTCCATTGTAAATGCACCTGCGTTTGCGGCTCCGGCAGACCCGCTCACCGCTTTATCTAAGTTGTATGTACCTACATTCTTAAATGCCATGTCTCATTCCCTCCTATGCGTTTAAGATGGTCAGGATCCGCATCTCTGCCACGCCATTGGCATCTGCGCTTCCCTTCCACTGTGCGTTTGTCAGTTCCTCGTTCTTTCCGGTATCCGCTGTTGCTTCAAAACCGCCCACAACTGCCTTCGGATAAGACTCATTTTCCACGGTGCGGATATAGACCTTTCCGCCCGGTGCCGGTGTGCCATTCTGGCAGATCACGTTCACACAGCCGCGCTTCATGACCGGCACGGCTTCGTTTTTGTGATATCCGCCCTCGTTCTGGTTCATATAATCCGTTGCGGATTTTACCTCACGAAGTGCGACACCGACGAACTTCGCCGCTGTGGATGCTGCTTCCCACGGTTTTACTGCTCCCGCGGTTCCAAGTACTACCGGCGCACCGAATGCGATCTCACCTTCGCTCGGATGGGTGTCTACCACCATATCTGCCTGTCTTGCATAGCTTCCGGCATAGCCGTGCGGCATGCTCTTTCCAATTACCTGTCCTCTCATCAGTTATTCTCCTTTCTCTTGTGCGGGTTTCTTGCGTCATAAGCGGCCTGACACTGGTCCACATTCATGACCGGCGCTTTATCAGCTGCATTCTTTGCGTTCGCGCGGGATGCATTTAAGATCGCGCTGATATCGCTCTTCGAATCGTTTGTGGTAACAAGTTTGATCAGCGCATCAGAAACAGCCTGTCTCTGTACCGGATCCTGGATCGCGGCCACGGTCGGACGCATTGCCTTTAAGATTCCGAGAGCTACTGCTTTGTCCATACCTTCTGAAGATTCTCCATCCATCTCTTCTGCCGGAACGACCTTTGCCTCGCCCTCTTTCTTTTCTTCTCCCTTCGGATCAGCGTCCTCGGTTCCCTCTAATGCCTTGATGGCCTCGTCCATCGGATCCTTCTTTTCTTCCTCCGGAGCTTTATCAAGGACCTCTAAGAGTCTGTCGATCTTCTTATCCAGGGCATCCAGAAACGCGGCGTCCTTAGTCGGAGTCTTTCCTGTCTCTCCCGGCTTCTCCTCTGATGTCTTTTCCCCCTCCGGGGTCGCTCCCTCCTTGCCTTTTGTCTCCTCCGCATCTAACGCGGCCGCAGCATCCATGGCCAGCTGCTGGATCTCTTCCGGACTCTTATCCTTGACGGCCTGTCCGAAGAGGTTGAAAAATAATCCCTTTTTGCTCATTGCTTTCCTTTCCGGCTTGTCTGCCTTTTTGTTTTTATCTGAATCTAAAATAGCGGCCCGCTTCCCGGCTCTTCCCCGGTCCACAACTGCTACATGATTCCCTCTGATGTTTTTCTGGCTGTATGTGCCATCTGTATTCTTCACATAATCACATTCATACCCACAGCTGATCTCCCGCTTTCCATTCTGGATCGCATCGATCAGATCTCTGTCGTGTATATGAAGATCCGCGATCATGTAATCCGCCCATTCTCCGACTCCTCGCCGGATGTTCTGTGCATGACCCATCTCATATGTTTTCACGTCATCCGGTCCGATCAGTGTTGGCGGATGGTCATTCGTCACCGGCTTACCCTCAAAAGAAGCGAGTGCCGCCTCGGAAAACACCTCATCCGGAGAGCGGATCACCGCGATGATCTTATCGGCATTCCCGTCCGTAAGTCCCAGTTCCCTTCCGAGATAGTTCTGCGATCCGGTGCGGGCGATCGGCACATTTTTGCAAATCAAAAAGCCCTCACCAGTCTCAATCTGGTTGGGGCTTATCATATATCCGTAATATGCAAGCATGTACGTTCCTTTCTGTCTATGATTTTATTGCACCTGGGGCACCTTTTTACATAGCCGCCATAAGGGCCGGAATCCCGGCTCCAGTGCTTCCGGTACTGGTGTCTGCATCGGTGTTGTCTGATCCATCTGAAGATTCCCATTGTGATCACCTCCTGCTGTTGCGATGTCGCAACTCTAAAAATGGGTATAAAAATACCACCGGCCGGTTGACTGGTGGTATTTACAATCCTGGTATCGTCTCTTTTACAGTTTTTAAAAAGTCTCTTGCTTTTGCCATCGCTGAATTATTCTGCAAGAATTCAATCCCCTTCGGGGTTATCATTGGATTCAGCATCTTAATCCCTGGTGTTTCCTGCCCTACAACGCGAAACAATGTAATTCCTTCCAGATATCCATCATCACATAAATGCCGGATAATGTATTCCCAGTAACTCTGGTTTATTGATATTACACTGGAATCCGCTTTGATATAGGACATGTCCGGGGGAGTTCCTTCTTTCAGACATGCGTATAAATATGCCAAAATTCGATATGCGATTACATAATAATCATCCTTTGCCATAAAAAAGCACTCTCCTTCATATTTTGTCAAGCATTATTTTCCAACACATCTTTTTCCGTGTCCTGGCGGAGTTTTGTAAAGTTCTTCTATTAAACCATGCTCGATATCTCCACCCACATATCCTTTTCCGTACAACTTGTTTAAATGATCCATAACTTCCTTATCTCTTACAACATTACGAAATTTTTCTCGCTGAGGTTCATATTCCTTATATGTTTTTATACTCAGTAGTTCTTCTTTTAAGCTCATGTTACCACCTTCTTGATAAAATCGTAAATCTCTTTGTACCCATTCAATTGTTTATTTTGATACATTCTAAAAGGCTCGGAAATAGTCTCAAACATTTTTTCAGTTTTTATACTTCCATCTGCATTAACAGCTTCCTGAAGCGAGCTTACATAAATACGTCCCTGATACTCGCTAACGAAACGATTACCGTGAACAATATATACACTTTGTGGCTGCCCTGCTGTATTATAATATATCTCCTGAGTAATATCGGCATCAGTAAGTCCTTCTACTAAGTATTGTTTATATGCCTTCACATCCGCAGGATTCATCATTCGATATTCCACTAAATGACCAAATTCATGATATATTTCTTCTTTCTCCGCATTTGATGCAGCGTAAATAACGCCATTTGTATAATCGCAAGCACTTCCTGGATTTCCTAAATCAAATGTCACATCAGACATAGCTCTTTGTACTTTTGGCGGTAATGTAACATATGCTTCGATAACTGTTTTCTTGTCTTCGCGTACCTCTGCACTGGGTCTTTGCGACTTGAACTTTATATCTGGGATTGTATCACGTTTTTTCTCTGCATTCAAGTCAACTTCTTTCGCTTTCCGCTTCATATCCCTCAAGAGCTTCTGCCGGTTCCGCTCCTTCTCCCGATACGCCGCGATCTGCTTCTTCGTTCTTGGATCCCGGTTCAGAGGGTTCTTCTCGATACTCGAAAAATCCTTGTCCTTCTGGATCCGCTCCGCGCTCTTGCCGATCGTGGTGTACTTGACAAGGGCATGCAGGCAGTTCGGATGGATGTTCAGATAAGTGTTTGACAGGTCATCCGCTCCAGCCGGATCCACTTTCCCGAACGCAACCGTAAGTGGAGGATAGTCCGGATTCGTTCCGCTCTTCGAATAGACACGTCCTTCCAGCGGTGCACACACAGGACAGGTTGTCCCGACCTTCGTGATCTGCCAGAGATCATACTCATCGGAGCTTAAGAGTGCAGCCACTTCCGCCTGCCTGGCCGTTGTCCGGACTGCCATGTTTCCATATGCCTGCATACTCCATCTTCGCCCTGCCTTATCGGTAAAGCCTGTGATCCCGTTCGTCTCCATCTCTTTGATCAGATCCTCACTGGTGCGGATCCACGGCTTCCCTGCTGCCTCCTGCCTGAGGATCTGTTCCAGCGTAAGCTTCCGGTATGGATCATTCTCAAGCCTTGCGATCGTAAACACGCTCTCAACGCTCCGTTTGGCCGTCCCCGCCATTTCCACGAGTTCACCCTGAAGATTGTTCGCAAGATGCTCCATGAGCGCGATCTGTGTCACTGAGTACGTCCCTGTCATGCTTCTCGCATTGGCATATCCGGCGGCATCCTTATCGGAATGATAAAAGATCTTTTCGATCATCGCCGGAACATAGCTCCAGGAGGTGTCCACCATACTCTGAAGGATCTTCTGAACCCGTTCCAGGGCGGCAACCTCCGCATACTCTACATGCCCCACATTCCGCTTCCTGGTGATCTCTCTGATCAGTTCCTGCTCCGTGCGAAGAAATAAATTCCGAAAAAGGATCGTGACATCAGCTGTCTGCGGCGGTCGGATCTTCGTTGCCATTGTCTATCTCATCTCCTCCTGCATGATCCGGTAAGGAAAAGCCTGCCATCGGATCCTGCATACTGCGGGATTCCGAATAGAATTTTCCTTTCCCGGCTTCGATTGCTTCATCCGTGATCTTGCTGTAAAGCCCCGTCTCATCAGACAGACTCTTTAATTCCTGCATGGCGGTCGCCGCATCGATCAGATCATTCTGATATGCCGCAAGGATCGCATTGCTCTTACGCTCTGTGATCTCCGCCACGTCCTTTGCATCCGGCGTCTGCATCGGCGGAAAGTCAATGTCCATATCGTCCGGGATCCTACCCCACGCCGATAATGCCATGATTGGAAGCAGCCGTTCAATGATTCCCCGAAGCTCCGCCTCCCGCAGTCCATCGATGTAATCGTAATAGTTCTTCAGATCAGACTCACCGGTGGCGTTCATGCCGGCAGGAGACCGCCCAAATAACTTTGTCACCGGTGTCCTTGCCGCTCCGGCCACATCCATCATGACACGGTCGTAGACATCCGGAAGTCCGGTAAAGGTGTACTGGGTGTTGTGGATCGCATCCCCTTTGTTAATCATCCGGGTTCCGAAGTTGCTCTCCATCACGGACTGCGCCGCCAGTGTGTTCCAGAAGCGCCGCTGGATCTCAGCGTTCGCAGATCCAAGCAGCTGATCCAGACCATCTGTCTCCTGATAGTTGATATTGGCCCGGAACGTGAGTGCCGCAATGTTCCCGGCCACGTTATCCCGGCGGGTCAGCTCCTCATAGATTGCCTCGATCTCCGATTCCCCCCAGTACTGCTCGGTCACCTGCTCCATCCATGGAAGCTCCCTGCCGATGAACCGGATCACCCGACTGTGATGCACTCGTGCCACCATGGTTCCTGTCTCATCATTCCGGACCGTGTAGAACATCGGCAGTTCGAAATCCGGATCTTCCGGATCCGTGACAAGCTCTCCTTCCGGGTACACTCCATTCCAACGATCCAGAATATGAAGTCCCAGAAAGCTTCCCGGCATAATCGTGTCCAGATTCAGCGGCATGCTCATATCATTGTGTCCCTTGATCAGGATCACGCCCACCGCACCGCCGTAGAGCCGTCCCCAGCACATTCCGAGGAGCAGCTTCTTCCGGATCTGTGTCCGGCGCTCTAGCTGTGTCATCTGCTTCAGATATTCCGGTGCCACGCTTGTTCTCAAATCGTACCACTTCCGCATCATGTCGTTCGGGATCGTTGAGATGATGTTCTGGATGATCCAGTTTTCCCGGTACAGGCTTGTCAGAAGCTGATAGTTCTGTGTCATCCGGGTCATCGGATACTCTGTCGCCTGAAGAAGATCCAGCGTTCCAAATCCGATCCTTGCCGCAGGATTAGAAAAGGCGTCCATCGTCATGACGGGCGCCCTCGAATGCATATTTTGTTTTGTAGCCGCCCTTGTCTGGCGTGATGTCCTTTTCTTTGACATTTAACTTCCTCCTATGCCCCGATCCGCCACTTTGGAAGGACCGTATAGCAATAATATCTTAACGCATCCGGGCCGTGATCCTTCTGCTTCACGGGCTTTTCCTCGCCCCGCTCTGCCGCCTTGTCGTCCCAGACGTAGGACCGCATCTCTCCGAGCAGCCCCTTGCAGTTTTCTTTGTTGATCCGGATGTTCCGCTTTGCCAAGAGCGATCCGACCACGCGGATCCCGTCCTCCACATCGTTGTTCGCCGGTTTTACATACACGCCACGGCTGCGGAGCTCTGCAATAAAGGATGCCGCTGACGGATCCACGACGACCATGCACTGATCTTCTGGATCTGCTCCCATAAACTCTTCCATATCGTCTGCATACTGCGAATCTGTCCTTTGCGGGTTTTCGCTGCGTCTTGCTTCCTCTGACCGGCTGTCCCAACGGTACTCCCGATCAACCCACAACGTTTCCCCATCGTCCCACACCTCCAGAAATACGCAGGGGTTTGTGGTACCGTAGTCCACGGTGATCGTCTTTGCTGCCGTGCTCTTCAGGCCTGCCGGACGATCACCGTTCGTATACAGGTTCTCCTTTGTGAGCATCGTGTAGATCAGACCTTCCGCCACGGCCCACATGCCCTTGATGTACCGCAGATAGAAGACCCCGGCATACATTTCCCGGTACTTTTCCTTAACCTTTTCCGAAAGACTTAAGTTGTCATCCATCGTAAAGTGAAGGTACAGGAGCCTCTTTTTCTTCCGCTTATCGATCCACTCAAGCTTGAACCAGTGCATCGGTCCCGCCGGGTTGCAGTTAAACCACCAGGTCGCGCCCTCAACGGAGCAACGGCCCGTTGCCTGATTGACGAAGCTCTCCGGCATCAGGGCGACCTCATCAAAAAAGGCTCCCGCTGCCGTGATACCCTGTACCAGGTCCTGGGAACCTTCGTCCTTGCCTCCGAAGATATAAAAATAATTGGTCTTGCCGTTTCTGGTGACTTCCAGCATGTTCGGAAATTCTCCGGAGATGTGGTAGATCCAGTGATACCCGCGGCTGGTCAGCATCAGCTTGAGGTTCTGCAGCACATTTCGCTTGAAGGAGCTTATCGTCTTCCCCGCCATGATGAAGTTCTGGCCGTCATACTTTGACATCGCCCACATCACATAGGATAGGCTCATGCTGACGGTCTTTCCGGAACGGATCGCTCCGTCCGCGATAATGCCGACTGCATCCTTTACCGGGCTCTTGTCCGCCCACCAGGTGAATATCTGGCGCTGTTTCCTTGAAAATGCCTGAAACTTAAATATCGGTCGTTTTTTCTTCATCATCGCCATCTTCTCCTTCCATTGCTCCCGGATCCCAGTCATCCGCAGCGGATTCGTTCAACGCATCCAGGAATCCGTCGTCCTCCGGCTCTTCCTCCACATCGGTTCCCAGCTTCGACTTGGTCGCTGCCATGCGGAGCTGCTGCTCTTCCAGATCCGTATCCGACTTGGAGGTCTGTCCCAGAACATCCTTGATCGCCACATACGCTTTCACGTTCCCCGCCAAAGCTTCTTTGATCATCGCCATGTTGACCGCCGATTCCAGAGTGGAATCCAACCCCAGTGCATTCAGGATCGGCGTCCACTCTGGGTTGTCTATCTCTGTCGTGAGAAGGGCGTTGAGTGTCCTCCGGAAGTCTGCTTTTCTGCGTCTGGCTTCCCCGGATGCCTTGCCGCCCGCTCTCCCACGTTCTCTTGCTTCGCTCTTGGTTCGTACAGGTTTTAAGTTTTCATTGTTGGCCACTCACCTCACCTTCCAATCTGTCTGATTTTGGGTAAAAGAAAAGAGCCACGCGGTGGTGGCTCCATCTAATCTTTCGATTCTGTTTTCTTGCAAACCTCATTTGTATTTCTACAAATTCGATCTTCGTCAATACCTGATAAATGTAATGCTAATTTCACAATTAATTCATTTTTTATCTTTTCGTCAGTTATTTTCATTGCTAAATCACGCGCATTCTTCTTGTCTGAATCTTTTTGTAGTTCTAAAAAGAATTCCGAGATTTTTTCATTAGCTTTATCCGACAAATAAAAAAACAATGCTGATACAGTCTCAATAATTGCTCCTGAAACGACTTCTATCCAAGCTATATCCTTAATAAATATACTTATCACAATTCCTATAGCAATAATTAAGAAGCCTACTATACATCCATAAAAGCTTAACCAAAACGCTATTCTAGACTGATTTAACCGCTGCACATGGTAATTTTGTTTCATCTGTTCATCTGTAAGCACGGTATTGTTACTAAGAGAAAATGTTGATTCTGTTCCTGCTGTAGAACTTCTTCTCTCTCTGTCTATTGTAATCTTTATGGGTACATTATCTTTTTTTCTTTGTTCTGTACTGGAGTTAATCATCTTGCTACTCCTCTAGTAAATTTGCTACAATTGCATTAATCAAAACTGTATTACCGCATTTCTCACAGGTCACAGGTACTAAAGGTATAACCGACGCATTAGCTCCCCCCAATACTAATTTACCATCATTAAATTCTCTCAGTTCAAAACTTCTATCTGTAACTGACCATTCCGTACCTCCACACAAAGGACATGCAACTCCATTCCAGCGTTCATTTAAAAACTTTATCGTCTTCTCACCATTTATTTTTCCCATATTGTATTCTCCTTTCTACTGAATTTCATATTATTTTACCATAATATTCAGTGAAAAGAAAGTCCTTACAACTAGCTCTCTCCGTTTGTATTTTCTATATAAATACACAAAAAGCACCCATCTCTCAACAGGTGCTTCTCATGGGGGATATTATGAAATTAAACCAGGACACCGAGGCTCGAACTCGCCGCTCACTTTTACGGCTCTTGCTCCCTCCCTTCTGGGGAGATGCCCTGCATACCTGGAATGTCTGGGTGGAGAATCCCGAAACCAGGTATTTCAGATGTACTGGATCGCTCCAGCATATAATTTATCCGCTATCTGATATCACGGATTCAGGCATATCGCCTAAAAGGCAACCGCCAACATTGCGGAGACTGGATTTGAACCAGTGACCTTCGGGGTATGAACCCGACGAGCTTCCAGGCTGCTCTACTCCGCGAACCAAGACGGAAGGATTTTGCACCCTCGACACGCTGATTAAGTATCAGCTGCTCTGCCATCTAAGCTATGTTCCAATACCGGCAGCCGTTCCCGGCTACCGCCTGCAGCTAAAGGAAGGTATTGTGACCAAATGGAGCGTTTCCGTCTGCCCTTTGGCTTCGATTATATTATAAAACGAACTTTCCGAACTTTCCGAACTATTTTTATTTGATTTGCATTTTTTTAAGATATCGGTCACGGATCACCAGCCTCGGATAGTCTGGATTTCCCGCATATCCAATTTTCATCGCAATCTTTTCCCATGTCAGTCCATCAATGTAGTACATTTTGAAAACGCAGCGTGTTGTCGTATCCTCAATTGCATTAATCCAATTTTCAATTGCTTTGCATTTCTCGCGCTTGCCCTCAAGAATCTTTCTTCTCCGGTCATACAGTTCTCCATCAAAACCAGTAACTCCCTGAGGCTGAGGATATCCTTTTCTATAGTCCATCACAACACTGCTGCCAATCCCATGATCTCCCTGCAGCATGTCCTCCAGCTCTTTCTCTAACAAATTGATTTCTCGAAGCAGTTTTCGATAGCTGTCCAGTAACGCCCGCGTGATTTTGATCGTCTCCATTGGCATCACCTCCCCTCTGTTGATCAATAAAATCCTCTTGCAATAATAATCATCCATGTACACCAGAATATCGTATCTGCAATCTTATGTTCATTCTTGCTCTTATAAGCGCAATGAAAACCTATTGCAAGAAGAATAATTCCCATTGCATACCTAAAGCTCCAAAGCATGATCCATTTCATCGCTCTTTCCCTCCTCTGTATCTCGGATCCGGACAAAGGCTTGTCCCCATGTACGCCGGATGCGCCGCCGACCAACTGTGTCTGCCCTTATCCTCGCTCATAGCAGCATACTCTGCATCCTGATTTTTCTTCTCCAATGCCTTCGCAACTTTTTCATCCCACTGGGTTCTCATCCTCATTTCACCTCATACTTCACGCCATACAGTTCATATGTTTCATCCCGGTATTTCCGGATATCTGCATTCTCATCACCACAGATCCGGTTCACTTCCTCCACAATTGCCTCAGAGAACTGAAGGAGCTTTGACCGATGATCATTCTCATCCCTGACACCTTTCCAGTGGAACTTCTCACACAGGATCCGTGCAGGAACTGACATCAGAAGCGCCAGAACTTTCTCGATTCGTTCTTGCTCATTTTCTCCGGACATTTCCTGTTCTCGCTGTTTCCATTCTTCTTGGATGTGCTCATCGATCTCCTTCGCGATCTCCTCTTTCATTTTTTCCTTGGCATCCAGAACCGCCTGACGCTTCATGGCTTCGATCTGCTCCAGCGTGAACTGGTATGTAGTCCTGCTGCCTGATTCCCGCTCCATCCGCCGTCTCTCCGCCCTGGTCATCATCACCACCGCCGCCCTTTCTTATCGACCAGAGTTACTTTTCCCAATACTCTCACATGGCAGATCACGCTCAACGCTTTAATCATCTTCCGGAACATAATAATCTCTTCCGGCGGCCGATCTGCTGCCTTGATTGCTCTGGCCGCCGTTGGACCCGGATAACCCTCTGCATTTCTACCTTTCATCCTCATCATTCCTTCTCATAATTTAAGATTTGCCCAGCTTCATATGATTCTTTTAGCTTTTCATAGCCTCCAAAATCTTAATAGTTATTTCAACCGCTTGCATCGTTCATATTCTTGACCATATCCGCCATGAGCCACATAAAAAGCCGGACACTGCTCTTTCAAACACGCTTCAAAACTTGTTCTCGTAATATCTCCATTCCCCACATACATTGCAGGAAATGTTTCTGTTACCACCCTAAAAGGGCAATATTTTATTTCTTCATCTCTCATGCTATTTCTCCCAAATCTTAATTAAAGAACAAATATTTCGTCTGTATCATATGAATAATGGCATGTAACCATAAATCCGCGGATTGCATCGCAGTTCACACAGTCCGTACACTTTTTAGTCCTCACATTTGTCACCATCTTTCGAGATAATCCAAGTATGTTCGTCCTCATATATGCCTAAGGCCTCTGCAAAGTTGCTCTTACTTGTTCTTCCGGCATATGGAAGAAACAGTTTTTCAATCAGTTCTGATGTATTGAACCTAACTTCAACATCTTCGCCATAAGCATCTTTTAGATCTATATCCAAGTCGTATAATATGCGATTAAATGTTGCCACCATATCATCAATCAATGCAATAGCACCCTTGTAGATATCAGCATATCCGTTTACTTTTACAGTCTGTTGCCCGGCATCAATCCATGCTCCGCAATCCGGGCATTCCCCATCAATAGGCTGTAATGCTTTATACACAACTTTGACCTTTGCATTTTTCTTGGCTTCACAATAGGGACAGTGTAAATAACTCATGCTTTCATCCTCCAAATCTTAATTTACTTCCGCTTGCCTGTCCTGCTGCGCTTATGCCAGGCTCTCTTGCGCTGGATCCGTCCATAGCGTTCCAGCAACCTAGCAATTTTTTTAGCCTTTTCTTTTTCAAGTAGTACCCACTCCATAGTTCATTCCCCTCCTGACTAATAGTTTTCTTCCTTGTATGGCTCCGGCAACGGCATCCATGCATTCACATAAAATCCCACAGAAAGATACGTATAATCCTCATCACCCGGGTAAAATGCTCCGCTACCGTCATCATCAATTCTATAGGTCGCAATATCCGGGAGTATATAATTATCAAACGAAACCAATATATAGGTCTCTGGATCCCGGAAACCTCTCTGTTACCGGGATCCAGAAGCCTTCCGCCTTAATTCGGTCAACCTCCGCAGACAGCTCCGCAACTCTCTTTAACATCCCCTTTGCCGTCACTTGCATGTCATTGTCCATGCACTCGATTTCTTCCGGGCTTTTCCCGGTATTTTCATAGTCCTTCAGTTTCCATAACGCTCCGTAAAGCTTCTCCCATGTCTTCCGGGTCAATACCGTTCCGGGTTTCATCTGATCCCACGGGACGTCCCGCAGGCACCAATGACCACTATCTTTCTTTTCCGTCAGTCTCACCGCTTATTCCTCCCAACTGTTCTTTCAGACCTTTCAGTTCGCAAGCTCCTGTGCCGTAAACGCTGACGTTTGCCCAGCTGCATCTATCGCAGTCATAGTCCTCACCGGATTTCATCATCTTCTGGCACTCCGCATAGTCCCTCTCCATCTCCTCTGACACATGGATCCTGATCTCGACATGCGGTGCCGGAAACAACTTAATCTTCTTCATTCCGCCATCCTCCCAACTTATTTATTTTTTCTCCGCGCAGCCACTCGTAACTCCGATACCAACATTCCTGTTTTGGTCCTGTCCTTATCGGTAAATCTTAGCTTTCTTCTGTTCATTTCCAAATTCACAGCATTATCCATCAATATCAGGTTTTCTATGCTGCAATTGTCTTTGTCTCCGTCCAGAAAAGATACCATTTTTCCCTCTGGAATCGGTCCGTTATGTTCTTCCCATACTGTTCTGTGAACAAATTCAAACCGTTCTCGCTGTGGACCGTCTTCTTTCACCTTTCTGATCAGATACCCTTCTGTTGTGTGCGTGTACTCACCAACATTCATATGGTTTGCTGGGACATGGCCTTTCTTGAACATCGTTGCTTTGCTCCGTTCATATTGCTCTTTGCTCATCGGCCTTCCCTTGTTAGCTGGCTCGTGACCTCTTTCAAACCTGCAATCCACACCACTTATGATATTATGGTTTTTCTTATATGCTCTGCATTGTCTCTCGTTGAACTCTATTCCGAAATGATCAGATACCATTTCGGCGATTTCACCGGCATGCTTTCCTGGCGCTATGCCCCGAATATAAGTTTCCATTCCTTCCGGATATTTCAACGAATATCCCTTAGGGTTCCCTACTGGAGTCCCGCTTCTGATGCCGTATCTTTTCTTAGCCGTCTTTATCATTGATTCAGAAAACACTAATCCATACTTCTGATTAAAACCTTGCTGATTTATCATCGTCACAATTTGCTTCGTTGTTTTTTCTGGAACATTCTCACGCAGCCATTGGACAATTTCTTCAGGCCATCCCTTTGCCATCTACTGACCTCCTTGTGAATGGGGACGTACTTCCAACATCTCTGGCACTACTCGTGGACGGTCATATCCGTATTCATCCATGTGCTGCATCGCCTTAAACTGCAGCTCTCCTGTTTTAATAATCTGCTCACTTACTTTGGCTATCGCCTCTGATCTTCTAATTTCCGTATCGAGTTCATCTCCACTTAAATCATCATCAGACAGCTTTTCTAACTGAGCAAATAAATGGTTATTCAGATCACCCAATGTATTTTTCATGCATCCACCCTCCCAGTTTCTTATTCAGCTTCATTGCCTCCAACCACGAAACACTCTCGCAGATTCCATTTTTCAGTTTCACCGTCGCGAAGCTTCGGTAAATTCCGACCACAGTCCCCTTCTGCTCATCCTCGCCGCACTTCACAGGCACGATAATAATTTTGTCCCCGATCTTAACCTTCTTTCTGACTTCTGCCATTCTGGCCGGGGTGATTGCTTCCCGCATATATCTGGCACAAACCTCCGTCCGGCTAAGTTCTGTGCTACGTTTCCTTGCTGGCACGATTTCTCCACCTCGCTATCTTTTCCTCGTATGTGCCTTTGCCATGCTTCAGGCCGCCCAGGACCATCTTCCGGATACAATCCCAATGCATACAAAGTTCAGGTGTCCAAATGCCTTCATCACCTTCTTCATACAAGTCCACTTTCCATATGCTGTCACGGATCGTCCCTCTCTGCCAGTATTTATTGACCTGTTGAGACGGGATTCCTGTAATGCGGTATACCTCACCGGCTGTAAGATCCGCGCATATGATCTCTCCAGTTTGAATATCTCTCAAGGTGTACCTGTGTTTTCCACTCTTCTCCATATCAGCTTCCCGCCTTCTGTAATTCCTTCAACTTATCAATCAACGTTGAGCGGTTCGTTCGGCAGTCCCGGAAGAACTTTCCAGGTTTCAGAAGATACTGTTCATTTTCTCCATACCCCTCTTTGTAATTCCCATATTCCAACGCATCGTAGTTATACAGCATTGCATGATAGGTCTTAATTACAAAGCTTGTCCCATCCGGAAGTTCATACCGATAGTACTTCTCCCCAGTTTCCTGGTTATCGATCCACAGTGGCCATTCCTCATATGCGTCGATAAATTCAGCCCGCTGCTTATCGTTCTTCAGTAAAGGAAGCTCTGGCTGCTGTTCAACCGGATCCAGCTTCTGATCAGATTCATCATGTTCCTTTAATAACAGCTTATACGCCTGGATCATCATGTTATACTTTGCATAAGTGTATGGCTGATTCTCCACCCAGCAATCGCACATCTGATCAAGTACCTCTTGCGCATTTCGGATCATATCCTCCAGCGTTTTTCTGTCAAACTCAATTGGCTCTGCCGGCTGTTCAGCATTTTCCTCATCTTCTGCTGCCACTTCATCATCATCCAATGTTTTTCTTTTCGATGATGCATAGCATTCTATATTGCAGCCATCACGTTTTACACAGTTCCAACAACAATGATGAGCGCAATCTTTTCCGGTTCCGTCCTTTTCCTTGTCTTCCTCCGGCAGCGTACACCGCGATATTCCATCATAGATGCATTTCTCTGTCTTTGGCTTTTCAGGAATATCCTGCTGCTTTTCGGCAGCATTCCCCGCAGTTTCCTGCTGCGCATCGGCAGCAACCGACTGTTGCGACGTCGCAACACGCTTCCCGGAATTTTCGCACGCATATTCGCATGGCGTTTCACAATCCTTGCAGCACGGTATAGGACTCCCATCTCCTGCCGCGTGATCCGCTAAATTTAAATCAATAAACTGGCATCTCTCTCCGATCTTCTTTTCAAGGATCTCACGCTTACCGGTATCGACCATTTGGCACGGAAATGGAAATCCACATGTGGCATCGACACACCGACAATATTCCTGCCGGATCTCACATTCCAGATGACAATTAAAGCAATCGTATCCCCGTCCATTGTCTCCTTTACATCCCGGTGTCGTCAGTAAGCTATCTGCCGGATAAACTCTTTTTGGAAAACCATACGCCGATAGCTTCTCCTCCGGATCCCCGATCAGGTCCTCAGCACTGACCGTAAATGCCGTGGTTGAGGTCATCGTTTCTGTCGGTGCTGAATTCTCCACTGCCGAATCTTCCATTTCTGCTTCACCCAGCTCCGGAAAGTCTGACAGGCTCAGCTGCCCAGGGATCTCAAAGTACGGGATCTCCTTCGGTCTTCGGAGTTCACGGATCTCCCGCACCGTCATGTCCGGCGTCACCGCACTCATCTGTTCCGCATCCAGGGACAGCATCTCCTGCAGCTGTGCCTTGCTGTATTCCCGAAACTCTTCCGCAAGGATCGGGCTGTTGCCACCTACGGAAAACTTGTCATTCCGGGTCATGTATCGGCTGGCCGTCGATTTGCTAAAACCGAACCGATCCGCTGCATAATCCCACACATTCTCATATCCGGCTTCGCGATACAGTTCTTTATCCCGGATCACCTTGAGGTAATGCCCCACGGCGATCACGCTGCGGGCCGCATCCTTCAGACTGGCGCGAATGCTGGTCTCCGCCTCTTCAAGACTCACGTCCAGAAAATAACTTTTCCCCGAAAGATCCATTTCTTCCGGTCTTCTTGTGTTCTCTACATCCTCCATCTTCTCACTCCTGCGCTTTTTCCTTCCGTTCCCGGAAAAGCATTGAATCATAGTCATACTGACGCTGCTCAAAGTTTGCGAAACGGTTTGCGGACTTCTTCTGAGCGGTCTGCGGATCCTTGGCGGCCATTCCCTGCCTCTGGTCAATATCCTGACGTTCCCAGTTACGCACTAACGCCTTCCAGTCCTCAATCTTGTCATTGCCGATTTTCCAGCCTTTTGCAGCGTAATAATTAACAAAACGCACTGCATCCACATGCGTATATCCCATTTCCCGGCAATATCCATTCACATTCTCCGGGGTGGGTGGCGCGAAGCGCTTTTCTTTAACACCCGCAAGGGTGTTTTCTTTTAAATCATTATCATTAACATTATCATTATCAGCTTTTTTTGTTTTCGTTTGCTTTGATTTGCTTTCATCAAAAAGCATTTGCTTTTTTTGCTTTTCGGAATTGGAAGCTTTCTTTGGTCTCCCTCCAAGCTTTCCGGCAGCAGATCTGTTTGCAATCGTTTTGCTGTATTTTTCTTCATCTTTACGGAACTGAGTGCGGATCTGAGCAAAGGCAACCCGCGCTCCAAGGTCCATCTCTGGAAGTTCCTTATCTGACTGGTAACGCATGATCGCGAGAAGCAACTGGCTTCTGTTTTCTTCGTCCAGCTCTTCGATCATGTCACCCCAGTCGGTGTACATCAAAAAGCTATTTTTGGTCACGACCAGCCTCCTGTTCTCGATAATTTTCCCGGCGTCAACGGCCAGAACGCCGGGATCCCTGTGACATGCCTCAGAACGAGGAAATAGCCGCTTTATGAATCTTTATCCGATGATCACAATCCGGCTTCTAATCTCTTCCGGCATCTCTGCAAGCGCTGCTTTGAAGTACTCTTTGATGCTGCCCACCGCCTCGTTCTTCCAGATACCTCCCTCAGCTTCCACGATCTTAAAGGCCGGTGTTCCCTGGTCGCTGAGCCGGAACACGAACTGGCTGTGCGGCTGCTTCACTTCCTGGAAGGTACGGAACGGAACCAGATCCACAGGATTCGGGACGATCACGTCTGCCTTGGAAGCGACTCCCACATTCATGGTTGCCACCTGGGTCCTGCCATCGTCAGAATATGTCGTGTTATTCTTCTGCTCTACATTGCCTGCAAACTTCATGATTGCTTCCAGATCCGGTGTTGTCGCAAAGTTCGACTGGACCGCGATCATAAACTCTTCCTGGTCGTACCAGGCGCCAAAGCGGTACTCGGATGTCTCTGCCTCGCATAAGAACAGGCATTCTCTCTTTCTCTCGGAATCAAGGAACGATACCAGGCGTACCGTCTTCGGACCATCGATCTGGATCACCATCTTCTTGCCGTCAAACTCCTCAGAACACGCAGCAATATAATCCACCATAGCAGACAGGGACGCCGCCCCGATTGCACTGGCTCTCTTCGGTGATCCATAACGTTCCAGTTTTTTATTCGCATATGTCTCACCGCAGATCTCGAGGACCTGCACTTTCTCTGCATCGTTTCCGAGATTTACCACATACTGTAACGCTTCTTTTAATCCTTCTAACATTTCACTTCTCCTCTCATGCTCTTAAGTCGATTGGACCTTTCCGTTCCTCTTCCAGGATTTCACCGGTCTCTGGATCAAAAGGCTTGTCCGTTTCTGCGCTCCGCTCCACCGCGGTATATACTGCCACCTGGGAACGGTTGTTATTGTGTTCTGACATCTCAATCCTGCCGGACCGGGCATCCTGTGCAATAAGGAACAATGATTTTCCTTTGCGGAATCCCGCAAGCTTTGTCTTGATATCAAATTCTACGTTGATGCCGCCTGCATCGTTCGGCTTAAACTTCAGGTTGATCGTCATTCCCCTGGATGCCTCCGAATCCATGTTAGGATCCATGATGTTCCGCCCGATCTGGGCCAGCGCATGTCTAAACCGTTCCGCCAGCTCACCTCCGGCGATGGAATCAAATGTGATCTTTGCCATTTATGTACTCACCTCCCCTCTCTGGCTGAACTTATCAGTTCCCAAAGAACGCCGATGCCATGTCCATCTGCGCGTTTTCTGCCTGCTGCGCTGGTTTCTGTACCGGCGGCGGAGTTACCGGCTGTTCCTGGGCCGGGATTGCGGCCTGCGGTTCTGCTGCTACAGATACGTCCGGCGAGGTAAGGAACGCAGTCTCTTCCGTTCCAGCCTCTTCCTCGCTGTAAAGTCCGGAGAAGTTTTCCGGGAATGCTTCACGCAGCGCCTGCACCAGTGCAACCTTCCGAATCATTGTTGCCGGCTTCTTGGACCACTGGCTGTTTAACGTGCCATCCTTCTTTCTGGCTGCGTACTCTTCGAAAGACACCTCGCTGCGGTACGAATGGGAACGGTCCTTCCGGTATACTTCCGCATAGCCGCCCACAAGCGTTTCCTCCGGAAGTTTTAAGGTTCCCTTCCGGTAGATCAGCTCCTCACCGGATAAGACGATCACTCCCGCTTCGAAGCCGTCAAAACCAGGAGTTTTCTCTGCGCGTTTCATGAACGCTTCCTTGCCGACTACCATGGTCGCCGGTTCGTTGCCATACTTAATGCAGTACGCTTCCTTTAGCCACGGGTTCAGTCCGGCGTACTTGCAGAGATTGATAAACATCACGATCTCCTGAATGGACACGCGTTCCTTATCACCACTTACAAGGTAATCACGGACTGTCTGCGGGGTCAGAACGACCTTTTCCCCCGCGACCATAAATTCTGCTTTATTCTCCATGCTCTGCGGCTTTGCCGCTAAGTTGTTTCCTACTGCCATCGTTCATTTCCTCCTTATTGTCTCGGTACCGGCTCGAACCGGATCCCGGAATCATTTAAGAACTTCTTTAATTTCTCCATCTGAGATTTTGTCACATATACGCGGAAGTCCAGGGCGCATACCGGTTCTTCTTCCGGAACTGTCTTCTGTTCCACCGCTATTTTCGGAGCTTCCTGCAGGGCCGGCTTCTGCTCCGGCGCTGCTTCTTCCTTCTTCCCGGCCTGGATCAGCTTCTCTGTCTCTGCTTTCTCCTTTGCCTCCCGCTCTGCCTTCTGTCTGGCGCGCTCCGCTTCATACTCCTGTCTTTTGCGTTCTGCCGCCTCCAACCTGTTCTTTACCGCCAGGACCGCACCGATGTCATAAGTCTTTAAGAACTCTGCTTTCATGTCGACCACATACGGACTGTCCGTATCGTTGAGAAGTGCAATGCCCTCAGACACCCTCTGGATCATTGCTGAGATCTCTTCCTTGATCGACTTCATCGATGTCGATACATTCAGATATGACGGCTTGATCACACGCTCAAACGGAAGATACTTCTCCAGGTCAAAGATGTTCGCATCATAGAACTCGCGGATCTTCGCTTCCTTCATCTTGCGCTGGCGGCTTTCGTAGTCTTTTACCTGACCATCGATGTTGCTGATCGCCTTATCGATCAGAACCGTCAGAGACTTGATCTCTGAGCTGAATATCTCATAAGGTTCCAGCATCTGTTTCCGGACCGATGACCGTTTCCCCTCCAGGGCATCCTTAAGCTTATTAAGCTTTGCCCGGTCATCCTTGGCATTCTTGATTGAATCATCATTGTAGACAGATGCCGCATATTCCGCAGTCCGGGTCTCGATCTCTGCCTTCAGATCCTCATAGTTCCAGTCAATTTTTTTGATGAACCCATCTTCCACCGGGTTGTAAATCTTTAATTCCACTCTATATCCTCCTTATATTGCTGGAAGGATCAGATCCGGACGCCGGCCTGTGACCACGCAGTCCCAGAACCTCTGCTCTGCGTCAAGCAGCTCCCGGATGTCCTCCTCTACTTCCTTCCGTTCGATAAAATAATGCCGGACTTCGATATGCAGCTCTCCGCCCCACTCGCTCTTGAGCTGTGCTTTCAGAACTGCGAAATCATATTCCGTCACTGCCAGATAGTGAAGCACCTGGCAGTAATAGTTGTCCGGGATCCTGCCCTCCCAGTTTCTCCTCTGGGAGCTTTGTAAAATGTTCGTTGTCTTGATCTCCAGGATTCCATGCCGCCCCTGCCTGTCCATCAGTTCCCCGTCAAGAGATGCATGCATCCACGGGAAGTTCGGATTCAGGAACATATTGTTCTCGTCATAAAGAACCTGGTATTCCGGGAAGTCCAGGGCAAAGAGTCCACGGAGATACTTCTCCGCCTCAGTGCCGTACCGGACATATTCCTTATCAGAAATATCTTCCAGAAGTACCAGACCCATCTTCTCTTCCCAGAGCTGCACGTTATCCTTGTGCGGGCTCCTCCCCACACACGCCGCAGCATCCGATCCGCCAATATGGTTCTTTCTTGCCGCAAGCCAGGCGGCCCGGTCGGGGAGTATGTACTTCTCGGTAGGCATCAGGCTTTCCCCTTTGCAATCTGCTCTTCAAATTCCTTTTTCAAAGATTCTGCTGCATCTTCCGAAATTCCGCAGAAGTCAATCCCCATACCCGTATATTTGGTTCCTACAAAGAGTACATTCCCGGCAATCGGATATCCGTGCTTATCTGTTTCATACAGCCAGCTGCCAAGGATGTTCGACTCTAAAGACTTCAACAGTCCTTCTTCATCGACCAACATAACCATGCGATGACCTTCTTTTTCCATTTTCTTACTGACCTTCACTTTTGAATAAAGCCTTTTTGGGCTAACCGATTCATACAAATCACAATCTTTTCCGATCAGCTTCCTCAGAGCTTTATTCTGCATCTGATAAGATCCTTCCGGATAATCGTGGATCGTCACCTGCAGATCCGTTGAAACTCTGACCAATTTTTTCATTGCTTTTCTCCTCTTTCTCCTCTAAAATAGAGGTGTAAACTTTTTACATGATCCCCTCGGAGTTGCAGCTCCGCTATGGGGATCTTTTAGTTCCTGTATATATGCTTTGTTAAGATGTCATACAGCAGATCAAACAGTTCTTTCATTTCTGCTGTTGTGTATGTTTTCTCTGGCTCCAGTTTCGCTTCTGTTTCAGTCCATCCGCTTAAAAATGCGATGATATAACCAATGTTTTCACCACGTTCTACAAGCTCTTTTACATGTCCCAGAATTGTCTCCATGAACTCCCCTTCCCTTAGACCGGAATGATCCCGGCCATACGAGCTATCATGTATACCATTCCCGCACAGGCACCGCCCTCGATCAACGCTCCGACCACATACGCGAGGCGCGTTGCCGGTCCCGGTCCTTTTTCTTCAACTGTGATCGGCATACAGGACACACATATCCGCTCTGCCCGATCCGTATGTACTTCGATACGCCCCATTGTCTCATGCACAGCGCGCATAGTTCTTTTCTCATGCATCTTATTCACTTCTTCCTTTATTGCTTGTCCACGCTTCATTCCGCCATTAGGCGGTTTTTTCTTCAGCGTAATTATCCTTGTGAATTTCGTAAGATACTTTTACATTTTCTTGGTCCGCAAGTAACGCTGCTAATATTGCAATCACTTTTTCTGTACTCATGTAAAGCACCTCCTTCTTCATCATATGCGTCATCGTTTGTCCTTGGTTCCATGTCTCTATTGCGATATATTTTACGTAATCATAGAATTTGTTACGTTAGCAAAATAAAATGACAGAAAAGCTGAAACAGTAATGTAGTGATGGATATTACAAGTGCAATATCTGAAATGTCTGGTTTCTTCACTCTGTTCTCACCCCTTTCTCGTCTTTGTATGCTTGCTTCCATATCTCCATTGCGTTATACTTCTCTTACAGGCGTTGCACCGCCGAGTACATATAATTGGAGATCTATATGAATCCACGTGATGAAAAAATTCTTTCAGTAGTTCATAAACGGCAAAAAGCTGATTATGAAAACTATGTTCCATTTGCTGTTATCCATAAATCTTTCCCATGGATTGACGGCACTGAGCTTTCTGTTGACCTGCAAAGCCTCTGTAACCAGGGATACTTGCAATCTCAGAACTTTCCTACTGAATATTCTGGTTTCTGGTACTGCCTTACCTCACAAGGCAATCGTGAATATGAACGTATTAAACACGATGACAAGGAAGCTCAGAAAAACAGAACTGTTCAATTGATAAGTGCTCTTGCAGGTGCCATTATTGGTTTTCTGCTCAACCAATTTTTCAGAGCTTAGTACCAATTGAAAGCAAAAGACCAATAATGACTCCCAGTTCACATGAAATAATCTTCATTGCATTCAGCAATGATTTATCCACCTCTCTCACCCCTTTCTTAATTGCTGATATCAAATTTAATTTGATTTTGTTGGTAAAAAAATATAGTCCAAAGGAATTTTATAAAGTTCACTCAACTGCCTACTTTGAGACATTTTGGGTTCAGAATTCCCCTTTTCCCAGCTGACAATTGTCTGTTTCCCTACTTTCAAAGCTTTTGCAGCCTCTTCTTGGGTAAGCCCAGCATTCACACGGGCAGCAGCTAAGCTGATTTGAAATTTTCCCATTACTGCACTCCCCTCCTTTCTCCTTTATAATAAATCAAATTTAATTTGATGTCAATACTAAAATCAATTTTTTTTTGACTTTTTGTTGCTTTTAATACAGTTTTATTGTATTATACAGATAGGAGGTACTGATATGGCAGACGAAGAACAGAAAAAAATATTTTCACGCAATTTGAATAACTACCTTTTATCCAATAACAGAACCCAGAAAGAAGTTGCTGACGCAATCGGCGTTTCCCCACAAACATTCAATACTTGGTGCCAAGGAATCGCTCTTCCCAGAATGGGAAAGGTTCAATTATTAGCTGATTATTTTGGAGTTGGAAAAACAGATTTAATTGATGATAGGGATACTAATCCTTCTCTCACTGCACGTGACGAACGTGATATTAAAAAAGATCTCGACAACATCATGGATAAACTTCGTAATGGAGAGGATGGCCCTCTATATTATGGAAATTCTGAAATCGACAGTGCTTCTCTGAGCCTTCTTCAAAATGCATTCGAATATGCTCTTAGAGAAACAAAGAAAGAAAATAAAGTAAAATACAATCCAAATAAGAATAAAAAGTAGGTGATACTTTTTGGAAACCACTCAGCATAAAATATGCCGTTTAATCCGGTACTATGAGCGCATGGTCGGAAGCCGAAATCCTGTAAAAATTGCTGAGTATGCAAATATTCGCATAGCAATCCTTCCTCTTGGAAAAATTGCAGGAAACTATAAACTTATAAATCGAAAACGTTGGATTTTCATTAACGATAACATTTTACCAGAAAGCCCTATGTTCGACGTTATCGTTGCACATGAACTCGGTCACGCTCTTTTGCATAGAAGGGAAAATTGTGCATTTATCAAAAGTAAGACTCTGCTTCTTGCCTCTGGTATCGAGCGAGAAGCAAATGAGTTCGCAGCATATTTACTTATTTCAGATGAAATGTTACAGGGTTATTCCGGATGCACACAAAGCCAATTTTGTGATTGCACTGGATATCCAAAAGAACTGCTTGAATTAAGATTAAAATAACCGATGATATGGAGGATCAGTGTTACA